TTCAAGGCGGCCAGGCCGATGCCGGTGTACGGCGTGCCGGGTCTCATTGACCACTTTTAGGGCCGTTGTTTTGGGGGGCTTCGGCCCCCCTTTTTTCTGGAGGATTTATGAGTATTTGGGGCTCCGGTTCTATGACGGGCGATGATGCGGATTTCACGCTTCCTTCGTTGGGTAGGCTTCCTCAGATCCCGTCCGGTCAGGACGGTGGCGGTTTCGATCTTGGAGGCCTTAGTGGTTTTCTTGGGCCTATTGGTGCTTTGGGCTCTGCCATTCTGGGTCGTAATGCGGCTAAGTCCGCTAATGACCAAAACAGGCTTACTGCTCTGTACCAGATGAATTGGCAAGAGCGTATGTCTAATACCGCGCATCAGCGCGAAGTGGCGGATCTTAAGGCCGCAGGTCTTAATCCGATTCTATCGGCGACTCGAGGTGGTGCTTCTACGCCCCAGGGCGCCGGGTATACGGCGCAACCGACTTATAAGGCGGAATTTGCTCAGATTATGGCGGCGGCTCAACAAGTGGCCGCGCAGACTGAGCTGCTTAAAGCGGAGACGCGTAAGACGAATGTCGAAGCGGATAATTTGGCGCTTCAGCCCGCTTTGATTGGTGCGCAGACCGAGGCTCAGCTTGGATCTGCCGAGCATGCTCGGGCGACGGCCGCTAGTGTTCGTCAGGAGATGGAAAGTTTTGTGCCTCGTATGGCTCGGCTTAAGGAGGAAATTAATAACTTGAATATCGAGGGCGGCATTCTTACTGAGGAAAAGAAGATGCGCGCCCGGAAGCTGCAGGCTGAGGTGGCTCAGACGCTGTCGTCTGCTTCTCATTTGAATCAGCAGGCGTATCGGTTGAAGCTGGAGGCTCCTGCTGCTTATAACCAGATGATGTATGACTTGACTGAGTACGGACAGAAAGTGCGTCCGTTGCTGGGCGATGTGGGTAAGGTGGTTGCACCGGTGACTTCTGCGGTCGGTGCTTATGCGGGTGCTCGTGTTGCGTCGCGTCCCCCGCGTCCTCCTGCTGTGATTAACAAGACTTACAACATTAGGAAATGACAATGGCTAAGAAAATGGTTGTGGATGATGATGGTGTGGTTCTCGATCGTGTTCCGATCGTGCGTCATGCGTATAGCTATCGTGAGCCCGTTATCCTGGAATCTTCGGGCGTGTCTAAGACGAAACAGTCGTTTAAAGACGAATGCGATATCAATCGCATAATGGCTCGCTATGCGGCTACTGGGACTATCGACTTCGTCAATAAGCGTGAAGCGCAGTTTATGGACGTGTCGGAAATTGACTTCCAACATGCGATGGAAGTCGTTACTACAAGCCGCCAGGCGTTCATGACTCTTCCTGCTGAGCTGCGGAATCGGTTTAATAACGATCCAGGCCAGCTGTTAGGCTTCCTGGAGGACTCCTCCAACATGGAGGAAGCCGTTAAATTGGGCTTAATAAACAAGCCTAAAAGCGCGGGTGAACTGCCGGGCGGCGTAGCCGCCGCTGGCAGTGAGACCGTGCAACAGGGCAAATCTTCTACTTGATATAGATTTGCCAACTGGGACAAAACATGGCTAAACTGGTTGCCGTAGTTGTTTTTTCCCTGTTCTTTGACCTTCAGGTCGTTGTTTCTTCTAAAGAAAGGACTCGTAATCATGAAACGGTTCAAAATGTCGCGGTCCCAATCTCGGAAGTCGTTCACGAAGGGCGCGGTTCTGACTCACAAGCGGAATCTGGTGAGCCACAATCCGATGCGTGGTGGAATCAGGCTGTAAATGCCCTGCCATAGCCCTCTGCGGGGCTACTGGGACGGTCAAGGGGGGAAGGTGGCCTTCTCCCCTTCCAAAGCGTCTCAGGCCCGTCTGGAGCTTCCTTGCGGTAAATGTATCGGGTGTCGTCTGGAGCGCAGCCGTCAATGGGCCGTGCGTCTCATGCACGAGGCCCAGATGCATGACTTCTCGGTGTTCGTTACGTTGACCTATGACGACGAGCACCTTCCCCAGGACCGGTGTGTTCGCAAACAGGTCCTTTCTGACTTTATTCGGCGGACTCGTCGGTCTTTGCCGTTTAAAATCAGGTTCTTCGGAGTCGGTGAATATGGTGAATTATCCTTTCGACCCCACTACCACGCGCTTTTATTCGGGGTTCATTTCACGGATGCTGTCTGCATCCGTGGTGAGACTGAATCGAGACCCGCGTTGTATCGATCCCCAACTCTTGAGAGATTATGGCCTTACGGCCACTCTTCCTTCGGTACCGTCACCTTCGACTCTGCACGCTATGTGGCTGGCTATTGCGTTAAGAAAGTCTCTGGCCCGGCCAGTGCGGCACATTATTTGCGATTAGATCCTCGTACGGGCGAGGCCTTCCAGCTGGAGCCGGAGTTCGCTCTTATGTCCCGGCGTCCGGGTATCGGGGCGTCTTGGTTCGCGAAATACGGTCAGGATGTGTATCCGAGCGATCAAGTTATTGCGAACGGGTTCCCGGCTAAACCCCCTCGGTACTATGACAAACGGCTGGCTTTGGTTGACGCGGAGCTGGCGGAGTTTGTACGTCTGGCGCGTGTGTCTCGCGCGCATAAAAATTTCGAGGAAGGTAATACCCCTCGATTAAATGCCAAGGCAGCGGTAGCTAAGGCTAAACTCAACCTTAAAAAACGGGAGTTAGCATGATTCATTCGGTCCTAGCGGTGTTTGATGAAAAGGCTGAGGCGTTCGCGCAGCCGTTTTTCCAGAATTCTGATGTACTTGCGGTCCGCGCGTTTACCGCCGCGGCCCAGGACAAGGAGTCACTTCTTAACAAGTTTCCTAGGGACTACGCTTTGTACAAGCTTGGAACCTATGATGACAATCTCGGACGTTTTGAGAATCTTGAGCGTCCGCAGATGTTGGTCTCGGCCCAGCAGGTGCTAGTGGTCGGCGAGCTGGTGGTTGACGATCCCGCTGTCGCGCAGCGTCTTTCTTAGGAGGTTTAAATGCATCGCAATCCTTCGGTAATGCGGCATCAGTTTTCTCAGGTGCCGCGTGCGGAAATTCCGCGTTCTACGTTTGACCGGTCTCATGGGTATAAAACGACCATGAATGCGGGTCTTTTGGTTCCTATTTTTGTGGATGAGGCGTTGCCGGGTGACACGTTTAATGTTCGTGGCACGTTGTTCGGGCGTTTGAATACGCCTATTTATCCGGTCATGGATAACATGTTTCTGGATACGTTTTTCTTTGCTGTCCCGCTTCGTCTGCTTTGGAATAACTGGGAGCGGTTTAATGGTGCTCAGGATAATCCAGATGACAGTACTGACTTCACTGTTCCGACTATTACTGCTCCTGGTGGTGGTTACAGTATTGGTAGCTTGGAAGATTATTTTGGCCTTCCTACTGGCGTTACTGGTGTAAAGCATTCTGCGTTTTGGCACCGGGCTTACAACCTGATTTGGAATGAGTGGTTCCGGGACCAAAACCTGCAGGACTCTGTAACGGTCAATAAGGGTGACGGGCCGGATGCTCCGACCGATTACACCCTTCTTCGTCGTGGTAAGCGTCACGACTATTTCACGTCGTGCCTGCCGTGGCCCCAAAAAGGGCCCGGGGTTACTATTCCCCTCGGGGGCGCCGCCCCGGTTCGCCTGGGCGATAACTTCGGTTCTGGTGGGACGGGTGATAACCAGCTGTTTACGGTTCTGTCTCGCACCTCGGGCAATTACTACACGGAAGGGAACGCGACCCTTGGGGTCGGCGATTCCACCGGGATTGCCGATGGGTCGAAGTACAACCTGTATACCGATCTTTCGGAAGCCACTGCCGCGACGATTAATAGTCTTCGGCAGGCTTTCCAGATTCAGAAAATTTACGAGCGGGACGCCCGCGGCGGCACGCGTTATGTGGAGCTGCTCAAAGCTCATTTCGGGGTGACGTCCCCCGATTTCCGCCTCCAGCGTCCGGAGCTGCTCTCGACGGGGTCGACGCCTGTAAATATTCACCCGATCGCTCAGACTTCGGGCACTGCGGGCACGAACGGTTACACCCCCACGCCGCAGGGTAATCTCGCGGCGATGGGTACCGTTCTTGCGAATGGTCATGGTTTTACCCATTCGTTTACTGAGCATTGTGTGGTTATCGGTCTTGCGTGTGTTCGTGCTGATCTGACCTATCAACAAGGTCTGGATCGTATGTGGTCTCGTTCTACGTGGTTCGATTTCTATTGGCCCGCTTTGGCGATGATCGGTGAGCAGGCCGTTCTTAAGAAAGAACTCGTTTACCAAGGGACTACTGATGATGAAAGCGTTTGGGGCTATCAGGAGCGTTACGCGGAATATCGGTACAAGCCTTCCCGGATCACGGGTAAGTTGCGTTCTATTGACCCCCAAACCCTTGATGCGTGGCACCTCTCTCAGGTCCTCCCGTCGAATGTTGTTCTCGACGCTAACTTTATTCAGGAGAATCCGCCTATTGATCGGGTGGTAGCGGTCCCGAGCGAGCCCCATTTCATTCTCGATTGTTTCTTTAAGTTCAAGGCGGCCAGGCCGATGCCGGTGTACGGCGTGCCGGGTCTCATTGACCACTTTTAGGGCCGTTGTTTTGGGGGGCTTCGGCCCCCCTTTTTTCTGGAGGATTTATGAGTATTTGGGG